TTTTTCTTGAATACGAGTAATATATTCACGACTACTTGAGATATCATTAGTACTTGGAACAACATCAATTCGTAAAAGATTTCCTGTGAAAGCAGTTGGTGCAAATTCAGTTAATGTAATAATTCCATTTGTATTATCAATAGTTCCAGCTGATTCTACAACTGTTGTTTCCACATCATCTATAGTTGTAACTATTGATAAATTACCAGTAGAATTTAAAATGATTGATGAACCAGTATACGTGTTATAGGTAAAGGTAGATGTCGATACTGTTCCTAAATGCCCAGTGTGTGGATACAAAAGTGCATTCTGATATGATAGAATATAAGAACTAGCAATACCTAATGTTGGTACAAACTCTTTTCTCAGTTTCAAACTAATGGAAATGGATTGAATAGAAGTGTCTAAATCATTAATGGTATCTATTAATTGTGAATTATAATATGTAGTACTAAATTTTTCAAGATTGATTGTAGAAAAATTCTTAATAGCAGCTACAGCTATATCCTTAATGTCTGATGATTGAAGAGTTGTTTTCTTAGAATCAAATTTAATAGTGATCGTAGGAACGATATTAACATATTGGGGATTGATCATTTCTGGACGAACTGAGCCAACCATTTTAGTTTTAATAAATGTTTTTATATTGTCTTTTTCCGATTCAGTTAGATAATCTGAACCAAATGGTTTAGCTGCAATAAAAACTCTACCATATTTTGGTGGGTCATTATCTTCTCCACCCCATATAGCGGAAGTTTCAACATTAGTAAATTGACTTTGAATTAGAGAACTATAATCATTAACAACAACTGCACGATCCTGAGATTGGTAACTAAGTGGTGCATTACTTCGAATTGATGTATCAGTCTCTTTAACAGAACCACCAGAAGACCTAGCAGAAGTAGTCACTCCTAATGTGGCATCACTAATTGTATTGCCAGAAACAAGAATGTTTGATGATGATGTAAATGTATTAGCACCATTAGCTGAATTGCCATCACTGTTAAGAAATTCTATTTTTATAGCTTCATTATCATCTGGAGCACGACCATAAACACCATCACCAAAACGAATCTCATATTCTCCATCACTATTTTCAAAAAGGAAGTACACATACGTAGTGCCTGTTATATTCTGTAGATCAACATCTTTATAAAAGGAATATGTTGTAGAAGCAGTCTCACCAGATTTCACACCACTAACTGTTAAAATACTTGTATCCACATTGTCAGATGGTATAATAAATCTTTGATTAGTATCGGCCGCATCAACAGTATATGTAAAACTCGTAAACTCACCCTGCCTCAAAGTTACATCCGTAGCAGTAAAATTTTCATAAGTAATACCACCAGAAGTAGTAGCATCACCTTGCGTTAAATTAATTGCAGTTAAATTCATAAACGTATAACTGCTATTATCAATTGTTGTGGTAAATCGATTCCTACGATTCAATTGTACAGTTCCATACGCTGTTGAACCAAAAATAGCAACTAATGTAGTTTGAGGAATTACAACACTAAGATTAACGTTGATTGAAGCTGCACTTCTACTCTTTGGAATATAGTTTAAAGATCGTGCAGCCTTTGCAAGATTCTTTCTTTGCTGGGCAGTTGATAGAAACGATTCATTAATAGCTGAGTTAATATAGAATGCATTATAGTGTGTATTGTAAGCAAAAACATCCAAGAGTGTATCGAACCCTGATGAATCAAAATTATAATCACTATATTCAGTTTGCGTCTTTAAAAAATTTCTAAAATTAGTCTTTATTTGCTCAAAGTCTAACTCTGTAACCTTAAGATCTTTTCTTGCCATTTACCTATACCCCATTAATCAGAAAGAGCCAACATTGTTGTTATCTCATCTGTTTCAGATGTTTTTCTTATCGTATATGATATTGTCATTTCAATTTGATGATTATCAAAATTACCAAATAATGAAAGATCATTTAATTTTATTCTCTTTTCATTTCTGTCAATTGCATTTCTTATTTGAGATTCAATTGAAGCAAGATCACGATTTGAAGCAACATCAAATAATCGTAATGATACATCAGAACCATAACTTTCACGAAATGGTTTTTCCATTTTACCTGTAGTTAATATATTCTCCAATGATCGACGAATAACAGCTGAAGTTGACAACTTATTAAAGTCACCGGTGTTGCTATTAATCTCAAACGAAAGATTTAAATCAGTTAACTCTGTGGTGTTTCGTGTAAAAGTTGCCATTAATTATATTTATTATTCCAAAAGAGTAGCAATCTTGGTCTTAATTAATTGCAACTTAGTTATAGTTACTGGCCCAACTACATGAGCCGGTGGTGGGCCAACTGTATCAAATGCTAAAAGGGCATCAAGTATCTCATCAACAACAGCTTTAAGATTTGTTGCAAGAGCAGTTGATGCTGTATTCTTAAAAGATAATTTTCCATCAGTACCATTAATCTTAAATTCTGAACCACCACCACCTTCTATCTTATAATCACCTGTTACTGCAATATACTCCTTACCTAATGTGATTGTATATTTGTCTTTCTCTGTCTTATCTACTTTTGTCCCATCCTGATGAAACTCACTAAATGATCCACTCTTATGGTAAATGTGTATTCGTTCTTTACCATCAGTATCATCGATCTCTATCAGATGGCCACTGGATGTTTCTATAACTTTATTATGGGGATACACTGCATCATAACCATTAGCAGGTTCTATAATATCAGTTCCAGTATGTTGAGTTGTCTTCTTTGTATATTGTGTTGCACTGGATACACCTGTGTCTCCATCATCATTTCTTGCCCACTTACTTGTGGATGGTTCAACATCATTAATGCCTGGAAGTGTTCCTATGATTATTGGCTTCTGTGCTTCTTCACCATCAAGGAAAAACCCAATGACCCATTCTCCATTAGTTGGAACTGACATTCTCTTGGAATCATTATAGGTAACATGAGCCCACGGTAATGAATCAGTTGATACTTCTGTTTTATCTGGACTATGATATCCATGCACACGAACACGTACACGACCCAACTTCAATGGATCAGTATCATTATCATCTGCTTGTTCTATAGTACCAGTAAATGGTCTGAATGTAAAATTAGGTAAAAACTCAGGCATTATCTTATATCCTAATTACCTGTTGCAAGAATAGTATCAACATTCCCACTAGCTCCAATTCTGTTCATATGGGAATCCTTTGTTGTTTCCACAATCTGTTTATATGTTCGTTCTGCGCCGGATATTATATGAGTAATAGATGTTATTAAAACATTACCAGATAGCATATTATCTTTTGATCCAGTTAAATTTGATGTAATATTTAAATGTATAACATTACTTGGATACAATAACACATTGCCAGGAATAACCAATTTAAATACATAGGCATCAATCATAGAATTTTGTATTTTATTGCGTAATCGTGTTCTACTTGAAAAATCAACTCTCATCTTAGGTTGATTTGACTTAACATAATTATTATCTAAGGTTTTCTCATTACTATATGCAAAATATTGTTTACCTTCAGCATTATCTGATATTCCTGATAATTGTTTATATAATGGTGCATTATTCAAATGGTTAAAACTACCAAATTCTGTGTGATAATCATAATTATATGTTTCTTCATTAGTTCCATATTTTCTGGTTATCAAATCAATGCTATGTAATTGAGATGCAAACATACCATTGGTTATAGCCGAAAATGTATCTGTTTGTTTAATTACTTGAAAATTTTCAATGGTAAGTACGTCAGTTCTCGTACCAGTAGTCGCATCATTACCCTCACCTATATTCTCATTATATTTATATTCATATGCAACCTTTTGTTGTAATAATGAAGCCAATGATGCTATTATAAATCCCTTTCTATTTTCAAAAAATAAGAAATTACTTGTTCCATTACTTGAACTTTCTGATTGTTTTAATACACTCTTTATTGTTCTAAAAGGAGTTATGTTTGGAGCAATGTATGTAATATTGCCACTCATTGCTTCTATAATAACTTTCTTTTTTGTATTAATATCTGTGGTAAATATACTATTGATAATTTCATGTGGAGCTGTATTTTTAAATGAACGTGCAATTCTATTATTTTGATTAAAATATTGTTCTATAGAAACGAAGTATAATATATACGAAGACCTTCTAGCATCTATTTTTTGAAATTCCTTAAGTGCATATACAAATCCAGTTATTCTTTCTTGAACGTCACCAGTCTCAATATTGATCTGAATCTGCTCTTGACCAACTATTGGTAAACTTTCATATAAATTACTATCATCCTCAATTGTTATGTCACCACTTATAAATTGATGAACTATAGATTCACGTATTCTTAATGAACTAAAAATATAGCCAACATCAATACCAAAAGTCGGTGTTGAAAATATTTTTACAGATGTGATATTTATTTGTGATGGAAACATTTAAATACCAAACAGAGATCTTAATTCATTTTGAATATCAGCAACTAATTCTGGTCTAACCAATTTTATTTTTCTCTTAGCTTCATTTAAATCATATTCCCTTCTATAATTAGTCTTAATTTCATAATCAACATCTACAGTTAAAATATAGTTCGTTATTGTGGTTGAATCTATTGGTTGTTCATCAGCAATAATAAGTTCCGATAAACTACCAACCGATGGTTTATATATATCCTTCAGAGCAATGTTTCTGTATGTTTGACTCTGTGCTGTTGCAATAGAACCATATTTCTCTATGACATAACGTTCAAATTCATTTTGGCCAAGAGGCCAATCTGTCCATACATTTCGAATATTATTAGTGACCAATATAACCCAATAAAACTTAGGATTTCCATAAACATTATAAGAAACCTGATCTGGTCTTTCAGCTCCAGTTATATTATAATCAAAGTATTCATATTTTTTAGTTAACAAATCATTTGATGATCTTACATATCTTGATAAATCAGTTACCGTCTTAATAACACCATCTTGGTTTAAATTTATTCTTGGATAATTTTTAAAGAAAGTAGCTTGTGCCATTATTTAATTTCTCCAATCCTACGCATAGTCTGCTTTTGTAAAATACTCTGCTTCTTTTAATGATATAGTTAATTTTAATTTAGCATGACCACTCCTACCTTGTGGAGTACTAAATTTTAAATACTCATCATCTCCATATTCAATACCAACCGAAGTTATGAAACATGCCTTAGATTCGTAATACTTATCATTGATTTTATTTTCCGAAGATGTAAACATATCAATTTTTGTAATTTTATCAGTTTGAGCATTTCTTTCCATAAAGAAGAATCTCACTACATCTGGATAAGTCCAGAAATTACCTGTACCTTCTAAGCCAGGATTTGAATAATATTGAAATCTGTTAGCTATCTCACTCATCTTTTTTGAATCGTCATGATTTCTTGCAATTAGTTCAAAATTAAATGAATAATCTCGTTTATTCGGCCCAACAAAGAATGTCTGTTGCATCGTATTTTTTGCTCTACCTTGAAGTCTACTAGCAGTAGCTCCAACAACCTCTGGTATTAGTTCAGCCTGAGCTACAGGGGCCATAGCTTTAACAAGTGCTCCTAAATTAAATCCACCACCACCTCCAGCTGCACCACCCATTGTTCTCACCGCAGTGCTTATATTAGTTAATGTTTTTGCTGATTGGTCGCCATATTCTAAAGAAGATCCTTCAGATGGAGCTTCTTGAAGAGGTAATTGTATTGTAGCTAATAGTTCATCTGCTGATTTTGAATAATCAAATGTTCTCATTATATCACCAAGTGTATCTTGCATATTAATTGAAACATTCCCTGATGTGATTGATTCGACTATACTTCCCTCTATGTCTTTTAGAGGAGCTTCAAGCTTAAAAAAATCAAAATTAACAAAAAAACGTTCACCTTCTGTTAATCTTGTTGGAAAACTATATGATTCGGTAACAGCCATTGCAGATATACTCCTAATAAATATTTATAATGTCAAGAACTGACCATAAACCAAGAAGAGGTATTTATAAACTTCCGAAGCATAGTAAATACCGAGGTTCTCATGATCCTGTATATCGTAGTTCATGGGAACTGCAAATGTGCAAATGGTGTGATACAAATCCAAATGTTAAGAAATGGATGAGTGAAGGAACTATTGTACCATACCGTTCCAAGTTAGATGGACGAATGCACCGATATTACATAGACTTTACTGTACAATTCACAAATGATCAAACAGTCCTATTCGAAATCAAACCATTCAGACAAACTCTAAAACCAAGACACCAGAAACGAAAAACTAAAAAACACTTAAGCGAAGTATACACTTACACACGCAACGTATCAAAATGGGAAGCTGCAAAAGAATTCGCTAGAAAAAATAACATTAGTTTCCAGATTTTAACAGAGAATGAACTCAAGAAAATGGGAATGAAAATACCTTATTAAGTAATACCAATACCAATATCTTTGAGTTGATTACGAACATCATCTGTTTTACTCTTTACATTTTCCACAAAGGAGGTAAATAAGTCAGGATATGCATTAGGATTTTGCTCTGGAATGTCTCCAAGATTTCTTTGAATTGATTTGGCTTCTGCATTTGGTCTATCTTTAACATCACCTAATGTTTTTGTCTTTGCTACCCTCTCACCAACACTACCACTTACCATATTAAAATATCGATATGTGAATGTAGTATCAATAGTAGCAGCCTCATCTGTTGAGGTATATGATAAATCAATATCACCAACAGTCAAGGGATAGCAACCATAAAATGTATGTTGCTGAACTTCTTCCCCCTCTTTACTACGTCTGGTGTCTTGGTTTACATGACTTCCAACATCGCCTGGTAGATTACCATATGTAAGAATAGTTATTTCACCCACAATATCATCCAAATAAGATGGATGGAAATTTCTTTGTGGTGATATAATCAGATCATGCCACGCCATTAATAATTTCTTTTCTCTCATATCAGCTGACAATATTATGCTCATACTTAAATCACTAAAACTACCATATCCTTTTGGAATGTTTATACCTTCTCTGTATGAAGACCTTTGTTGAATAGTTGACAATGCCCTTTCTGGTAAATTAACTCTCTGTATTCTTGGCGATATTTCATAAGTGTAATTAGATCTAAAACTACTCGCTATACTTGGCGGCTTTATATTAACAGTATATTGATTAGGACTCATAAATCCAGTGCGACCTACGATAGTTATCAGTTCCTTAACATTAATAGACATTATCTTGCAATCCTTCTTGACTCTTTCCAAACTTGAGTTGCTTTTGCTTTAACAAATTTATGTGTTGGTAGAAACAAAGCAACTTGCCATTCTTCTGGTGGTATTAATAAAAATCTTGATTTAACTTTCGAATATAAGTATTTCTTATATGTTGGCTTAAATAATTTATATTTCTTTGCCCCACTTAAAAGATTGTATGTTAATTTAAATCTTGCTTTCTCATTCAAACCTTTATCAGTTAATACAGATGTAAGAGCATCGAATAATTTTGCACGTAGTCTCACTGGTAAATAATGAAGATTCAAACCATCAAATCCATCAGAGTAAGAATCTATTGGTATGACTAATGGAAACGTATCCCAATAAGGTAACTTTACTTTCCATTTTGGATCATACCTAAAGTGATACATTCTACCAGCAAGAAGTTTGGCAACCATCAGTTCTTTTCTTGACAAGACAGATTTTATTGATACCTTATCGCCCTGAGTCGCTTGCTTCACTTTTCGTTGAAACCAGCTTAAAGACTTTTTGGTCAGACCTTGAGCCCTGCGAACACCCTCAGCACTTCTTAGTATCTGTGTAAAAACTTCTTTGCCCACTGCCATAATCATATTTAGAATATAAATAACAATAACTATATTATTATTAAGGTGGAAATAATGGCTCTCCCTAAAATTCAAACTCCTATATTTGATTTAATCTTGCCCAGTACTGAAGAGGAAATCAAATATAGACCATTTACGGTTAAAGAGGAAAAAATACTTCTGATAGCACAAAAATCAGAAGATAACAAAGATCAAATAAACGCTGTGAAACAAATTATCAACAATTGTATTATACAACCAGATAATCTCGATATAGACAAGTTAGCTTCATTTGATATCGAATATATCTTTCTAAAATTAAGAGCAAAGTCAGTTGGTGAAATGGTCAAGGTTAAGCTAGTACCACAAAAGAGGGAGAATTTACCACCAGCAGAAGTAGAAATGAATCTGGATGACATACAACCAAAATTCGCAGAAGGACATTCTAACATAATTGAATTTCCTGAAGAGAATATGAAACTGAAGATGACATATCCAACATTCGAATCTGTATTGGAATCTGCTAAGGCGGGAAATGAAGAGGAACAACTATTTCAAATATTCGCAAAGACTATCGATACCATATATCAAGGTGATGAAACATACGAAGCAAAAGACTATACTCTCAAAGAAATAGAAGAATTCATGGAAAATATGAACACTAAACATCTTAAAAAATTGCAAGCATATTTCGAAGGACTACCAATACTTAAAAAAGAATTTGACTATAAATGGGTAAATCCAGAAAATGAAGGTGATGTACATGAAGAAGTTATAAGTGTACAGGGGCTACTGAATTTTTTAGCCTAGCACTCTCCCACATCAATTTGGAAGAGTACTACAAATTAAACTTCGCACTTGCTCAACATCATAAATACTCATTAGATGAACTTGGAAGTATCTTTCCATTTGAGAGAGAGATATATGTCACATTATTGTCACAATATTTGGCTAAAGTGAAAGCAGAGAACGATAGGGCAAATAGAAGAAGGTAAACTATACCATAATGGCAGATACTCAAGCAGAAATAAAAGTAGCATTAGAATCCTTAAATAAAAGTGTTGAAGGTCTTCGTACCAACAACCAAAATATGTCTAGCACTCTAATTTCAATATTAGGTGTTATGGCGGATCAAACTGCATTTATGAAGGGCGAAGCTGCCGAAGATGAATTCAAAGACGATGTTAAAAAGACAGATAAATCTGACGAAAAATCTCAAAAGGCAAATGACCAATCAGTAAAAGTATCTAAAGAAGAAGGTAAAAAAACTAAAGGATTCCTTTCCAAAATAGGTGGACTATTTGCTGGTGCAGGAATGGGTGCCGCAGCCACAATAGGTGCTATTGGTCTTGCAGCTGCTGGTATTGCTCTTGTAGTAATGTCAATAACCAAACTCATAGAAGTAATGTCCACTCTTGATGCTGGAATGATAAAGGACAAAGTAGTTACACTTCTATCTATTGCAGGCGAAATAGAAAAGGATGGTAAATCTTTTATTGGCGAAGGTGCGAAATTCTTCCTTGCAATGGTAGGGATAGGTCTCGGTCTTCTCGTATTCGGTCTTGGTGCTGGTGTAGCAGGACTAACTATCAGATTGGTACAAGCAGGTTTTGCAGATAAAGTATTACAGATAGTTAGCAAATTAATGGAAATACCAGATGAACTTGGTGGAGTAGAAAAGGCACTAAAGGATGGTGGAACATTCTTAGCTGTGATGCTGGGTATTGGTCTTGGCCTTCTCGTATTCGGTGTTGGCCAAGCAGTAGCAAGTTTAACAATTAGATTAGCAAAACAGGGCTTCGCACAAAAAGTTGTTGATATAGTTACAACATTAATGAAAATACCAGATGCACTTGGTGGCCATGTAGAAGCATTAAAAGATGGTGGAGTATTTTTAGCTGTGATGCTAGGAATTGGTATTGGACTCCTTGTCTTTGGTGCTGGTCTTGCAGTTGCAGCCTTAGTAGTAACATTAACAAATGATGAGTTTGCACAAAAAACTCTTAACTTAGTCACTAAATTAATGGAAATACCAAAAGCACTTGGTAGTGCTGAAGAGGCGCTAGCGGGTGGTGGAGTATTCTTAGCTGTGATGTTAGGAATTGGAGCCGGTCTTCTTGTATTTGGTGGTGGTCTTGCCGTAGCCGGATTAGTAACAGAATTAGTAAATGATGGTTTTGCTCAAAATGTTGTAGATACAGTCGCAAAATTATTAGAAGTAAATACTTTAGTTGATGGTGTCGGCGGAGCATTGAAAGAAGGTGCAACCTTTACAACTCTTATGCTTGGTCTTGCAATTGGTCTATACATATTTGCCGCTGGTGCTGTGGCTGGAAAGATTGGTACACTTGTTGGTGGTGATTTTGCTCAAAATGTTGTAGATACAATCGCAAAATTATTAGAAGTAAACGCTCTCGTTGGTGGTACGATCGGCGGAGCACTTACAGAAGGTGGAACATTCTTTATTACTATGCTTGCTATTGCAGCTGGTCTTTATATATTCGCAATTGGTAGTATAGCTACAGGTATTGGTAATTTAATTGCTGGTGATTTTGCTCAAGGGACTGTAGATACAGTCACAACACTCCTTTCAATCGCAAAACTGCCAATGGCAGACACTGGATTATTCCTTGCAACGATGGCTGGAATTGCAGTTGGTTTACTTATATTCAGTATTGGTGAAGCAGCTGGTGGTATTGCAAGTTTTATTGGTAGTGCTGGAACTGGTGGAAAAGGTGTTGCAGAAAGCATTAAAGAAAAAATAGATATCCTTATGGAAGTTGCCAGAAATGTTAAAATGGCAGATGTCGTACACCTTCAAGAAGTTCTTGGTGCAATGAGACAGGCAATCAAAAATTTTACAGGTGGTCTTGGTGGTGCTCTTGCCGAGGGAGCTGGAAACGTAGTTGGATGGCTAACTGGTGCAAATAGGAACGATCCAATGACGAAGATTTTAGAATTTGCTCGAAGTGCAGATGAATTAGAAAGAGGAACTACAGCACTTGAGCGATTGGGCAGCGCACTTAATAATTTGAGTGGAAGTCGCAACAATAATAATCTACAGCAATTTGCAAACAACCTTGAATCAATTTCACAAACTATTAGAACTGCTCTTGATAAAATGTTATGGGGAGGCGGTATGGGTGCAGAACGTACTCGAGCCCTTGAAGCATTGGCTGCAGTCAACTTAGGTTCGGAAGGCCTTGCAGCCATGCGTGATGCAAATGCAGTCGCACCCCCACCAAGTATTGTTAACAGTAATAATATGACTACTGTAGAAAGTACTGGCGGTACAACAAACGTATTTAATGGTGGTGGGTCTATAGATCCTTCTATGTTAGCAGCACTTGCCACATCTTGATCATAAAAAAAAGAGGTAGCAGATTTCTCCACTACCTCTTCAATCAAAGTATTACAACTTTATAGTTTATTCAACAAGTCATCATACTCATCATTATCTTCTGATGTAGGTTTGCTAAAAACCTGTTCCTGAATCTTCTCTTGGGCAGTCTCATGAGAAGCAGGTGTCTCAGTAACGATATCGCCAGGACGATAGAGTTCAGATGCTTGAGTATTAAAACCCAACACACCATTCAAACGCTTCAGTAAAGCATCATAAGTCTTGAACTGAGAGTTATCAACAAACTCTAGCAGAGCATGCTCTGTGTTCCATGTTGATTCAATGTCTGCATCATTCTCAAACAATACAGTTGGTGAATCAAACTCAGACTTATCATAGTTGCGATATCCATCCAGCTGACGAATCTTCAGACGAAAATTAGCACCTTCCCAAAAGTCAAAAACATTTACTGGTGACTCATCTTCAAACTGAGGCTCCATCATGTCTTTAATCTTGTCAAAGATCTTCTTACCATATCGATAAAGAAATACTTTACCTTCGCTCTGAGGATTACCACTGTCCTTCACAACATAGATATTAGAGATGTAAGATAGTCGTCGTTTCTGTTTGCGTACAATGTCCTTGTCGGACTCTAAGCCAGAATTCCATAGACGACGGTTATACTCACCAATTGGATCTGGTTGATTGATAGTAGTAAGTGAGTTCTCAATGTACCATCCACCCGGCCCTTGAAAGCCATGAGTGAATACACGCTGGTAAGGAACATCCTCACCCTTTGGTGCATCGAGAAAGCGAATGATTGCGAAACCGTTACCAGCGTTGTCTACTTCTGGTTTCCAGTATCGATCATCAGCTATATTAGATTGGTTCGAATCCATCTTGTCTACTTTAGTTCGTAGACTATCGAAGCGATTCTTGCGACTCTGTTTTAGTTCAGATAATGTTGTTGTCATATATTTATTCTCCTATATATTCGTTTTGTTCACATATCTCATTATTATAATATTCTACATATTCTGTTTCTTTTTTGCCTCCTACTTTATATGATTTCTCATTATAGTATTAAGTATTATATCAGAAAACTCACGATCTGTCAAGTAGTCTGAGTATTTTCTTGCAAATTTATCAAACGTTTCCAGCCTCTTCATTGGCTTATCAAGAAATGGTCTAAACACCTCTTCATGATCAATCCACGAATCCAGTAATTTAATACCTCTATTTATCCCATGAAATACCATCGGAGTGAACCGACCACTATAGATGAATTCCATAAGCTTAGGTGGAGTATCTTGCTGACTGGAGAGTGCTTCAAGTGTTGAAATTCCATTCACACTCATATATTTCATCACTTGAATTATTTCATTTGTAAAATTAACTTTAAAATTCTCTTTATACTTCTTAAAGGATTCCCACACATCAGGAGTTTCTATCTTGCCTGGCCATATAGTTGGATCGCTGTAGAGTGTAACAAAGAAGAAATCGACTATGATGTCCTTATCATAGTCACACTTTTTTGCTATGACGTAGTAATGATTCTTATCCTTCCTCTTAAGAAATGTTTCCTTATTCTTCTTTATACCACCACCATACTTGAACCAATCGTATGAAGAAGAATCATCGTATGTCAGCTTAATAGCATTGTAGATACCATAAGTATCAAATGCATCAATCTTAATTTTACTCATACGAATTGTAATCTATTAGTTTTTGTTATCAACCTTTTGCTTTCAGCATCATCTTGAAGTTTAGATTGCAGTCTTGGTGATAAAAGATCTTTACCAACAAACTCAACATCAAGATCATTCTCTTTACAATATTCAAGAACAGCATCAAGAATACTATAATCATGCTCTTCTGCATAATCTTCTATAACACTAATAAACTTTTCAGGTGTCCACATCTTACGCTTTAAAGCAGTCTCTGCTTCCATACGTTCAAATTCAAATTGTGTTAAATGTTTCGACATTAATCTTCCCAAAGAGATCCTGTTCTCTTCCTTGGTATATGACCAGCTGTTGATCGTTCAATATTCCCACTATGATTCTTATGAATACTATCTAAATGATTCCTAAAATCTCGGTCTGGTCTTATTCTACCCAATCTCACTGGATCAATGGAAACAACACTTTCTCCAACGAAGTTTCTTTTAATAGAACCACCCACTGCACAAGCTGGACAGTCTTCTCTAAACGGTAATTCTCTTTCACTCATCAATAGAGTACGATCAAATGTATGATCACACTCTCCACAAATATATGCGTATGTCACTAATTAATCCTCAAATTCTGGTTTGCTCACCGCAGTTTTTAACAGTTTCTTTATTTCATTAATATCTTTAATAACAAGCTTCACAGCCTTGTCATTGATAAAATTAATATATCGTTGCAATGGTCTAATGCCAGGATTATCTGGGCCTTCATAAGTATAGTAGTCACGAAGAACTTTAAAATACTCTCTTGTAATGCCATCAGAATCACTGTTGCGCTGATACTTCTTAACCGTATTGATATCGCTATCAATGGTCTTCTTCACATCACGTGGCAAACCATACTTATCATACGTATCTCGATAAGACAAAACATGGTTAAGAGTATAGCCATTCGGTCTTATATTAGTGAATGATCCCTTCCAATTCAACTCGTAACGAAT